CAAGGAAGCAACCATCTGGACCGACCCGACTCCGGAGGAAGAGGAGGATCCATGATCGAGGACCACGACGTCCTTGCCCACTTCGGGGTCAAGGGGATGCGCTGGGGCGTTCGCAAGACGGTAAGATCGGCCGTGGCCGGAAAGGTCGCCGCTCGTCGATCCGCCAAGAATGCGCATCAGTCCGAGGACGCCCAGGCCGCCAGTGCCGCTTCTTCGAAGCTGAAGAAGACCGGCATCAAGTCGCTGACCAACAAGGAGATCAAGACCCTGAACGAGCGAATGCAGCTCGAGCAGAGTCTGCGCAACCTCCAGGCGAACCAGCCCAACACCTTCCGCCGGGGCCACTCGGTCGTGAAGGAGATTGTCGGCGTCGGCCAGACCGCCGTCGGTGTGTTCAACCTGGCCAACAGTCCGTTGGCCAAAGCCGGCCTGGCCATCGTCAAGGCCAAGTAGACAAGGAGACACCATCATGGTGGACGTTCAGCAGTTCAACGTGACCAAGGCGGCGGCCGACGCGGAGAAGCACACGGGCGACTGGGTCAGCAAGCCGGCCATCCCGGCCTCGACCGTCCCCGTGACCAACGACGCCGACTACACGATGTGGGTCGAGGTCACGGCGGGTACCGTCACGGTGGTCGAGGTCGATGGCGTCACCGTGGGCGCGCGCGTGGCCGGCCGATTCGACGTCCGTCCGGGCGGGACCATCGCGCTGACCTACTCGGTCGCTCCGACCTGGCAGTGGTTCGCCGCTGTGTAACTAGAGGGGAGGGTTGGCAATGGCGTTATCGAACACGGCGACTCCGATCTACTACGGTCAGTTTCGTGAGGCGGTCCTTCGTGGAGAGATCCCCGTAAACCGTGAGATCGCTCAGGAGATGAACCGGATCGATGCGCTGATTGCCAACCCGAACATCTACTACGACGATCAGGCGATCAACGGCTTCATCCTCTACTGCGAGAACGAGCTCACGCTGACGGACGGTAGCGACTTGCGTCTGCTGCCAACCTTCAAGCTCTGGGCCGAACAGATTTTTGGTTGGTACTACTTCGTCGAGAGACAGGTCTACCAACCGAGCAAGGGCAACCGCGGTGGACGGTACGTCACCAAGATCATCAAGAAGCGTCTCACCACAAAGCAGTACTTGATCGTTGCGCGAGGCGCAGCCAAGTCAATGTACGCCGAGTGCCTGCAGAGCTTCTTCCTGAACGTGGACACGTCAACCACCCACCAGATCACGACCGCTCCGACCATGAAGCAGGCGGACGAGGTCATGTCCCCCTTCCGGACGGCCATTACCCGGGCCCGCGGGCCGCTGTTCCAGTTCCTAACCGAGGGTAGCCTGCAGAACACTACAGGTAATAGGGCCCTAAGGCAGAAGCTGGTGTCCACCAAGAAGGGCATCGAGAACTTCCTGACCGGTTCCCTCCTCGAGGTACGGCCTATGTCGATCGCCAAGCTCCAAGGGCTACGGCCCAAGGTAGCCACCATCGATGAATGGCTGTCTGGCGACTTAAGAGAGGATGTCATTGGAGCTGTGGAGCAAGGAGCTTCAAAGCTTGATGACTACTTGATTGTTGCTATTAGTTCTGAAGGAACAGTTCGGAACGGTTCCGGCGACACAATCAAAATGGAACTCGCAGACATCCTTCGTGGTGAGTACATCGCGCCGCACATCTCGATCTGGCACTACAAGCTCGACGAGATCGAAGAAGTAGGCGACCCAGCGATGTGGGTGAAGGCGCAGCCCAACCTCGGGCTCACCGTTTCCTACGAAACGTACCAGTTGGATGTCGAAAGAGCTGAGAAAGCACCTGCGTCCCGAAACGACATCCTTGCGAAGCGGTTCGGGATTCCGATGGAGGGTTACACGTACTTCTTCACGTACGAAGAGACCCTCCCGCACAAGACACGCTCTTTCTGGGAGTTGCCGTGTTCGCTCGGAGCTGACTTGTCGCAAGGCGACGACTTCTGTGCGTTCACTTTCATCTTCCCGCTCTCTCGAGGCCGCTTTGGCGTCAAGACTCGGAGTTACATCTCGTCGCTGACATTGATGAAGCTTCCTGGGGCGATGCGACAGAAGTACGAAGAGTTCATTCGAGAGGGAAGTCTTCACGTCCTCGATGGTCAGATCCTGGACATGATGCAAGTGTACGACGATCTCGACGCGTTCATCGAGCGTGAGCACTATGACGTTCGGTGCTTTGGTTTCGACCCGTACAACGCGAAAGAGTTCGTTCAGCGGTGGGAGATCGAGAACGGATCGTTCGGCATCGAGAAGGTGATTCAGGGCGCGAGGACCGAGTCGGTTCCTCTCGGCGAGCTGAAGATCCTGGCCGAAGAGCGTCTTCTCATTTTCGACCAAGTGCTGATGTCGTTCGCCATGGGTAACGCCATCACGATGGAAGACACGAACGGAAACCGGAAACTCCTCAAGAAGCGGTATGACGAGAAGATCGACAACGTCTCCGCTCTTCTGGACGCCTGGGTCGCCTACAAAGTCAACAAGGAGGCGTTCGAGTGAGATATTTTGGAGATGAGAAGCTTTCCCTTGAAGACGCGATCGTGCACTTCGGCGTCAAGGGGATGCGTTGGGGAGTCCGAAGGGATCCTCGCAACGTTGCTTTCCGTAAGCGGCGTAGGGCAGAGCGCAACGCCACCATCGATGCCGCACGGAAGCGTATCAAGTCAGGACAGGCCGGCAAGGAACTGAAGGCCGCCCGTCGGAAGTTCAAGACCGAGAAGAACACCCTCGGCAAGAGCGAGGCCCGTCACAACCTTCGCGCCGCGCGCGAGAAGTTCAAGGATGAACGGGAAGTCTCTCGCATGGCCAAGTCGGGTCGCGAGACGGTAACGGCTGTCCTGGCAGTGGCCGGGGCGGTTGCCCTTCGAGTAGCGGTCGACAGTGCCCGAAGCCGTCGTCTGTAATCCTCCCTAACTACTCCTTAGGAAGGGAGGTGACACATGGGATTTCTTGACCGCTTCCGGCAACTGAAGCACGCTTGGAACGTATTCACGAACCAGACCCTCGAGGATCGGGTCGGGCCCACCGCTACTGGTGGTGGAATGACTTTCGTCCGTCCTGACCGCCCAAGGCTTGGTTATTCCAATGAACGATCCATCCTTTCCTCAATCCTGACGCGGCTTGCTGTTGATGCCTCTGGGCTACTCATCAAGCACGTTCGGGTTGACGAGAATGGTCGATATTTGGAGGACATCAAGAGTGGTACGAACGAATGCCTGACCATCGAAGCCAACATGGATCAGGCAGCAAGGCAGTTCCGAATGGACGTCGTTCTGACGATGTTCGGGAACGGTACTTGCGCGATCGTGCCGGTCGATACGACGCTGAACCCGAATGTCTCGGGCTCCTACGACATCAAGACGATGCGCGTAGGGGCGATCAAGAGCTGGTCCAACACGCAAGTGCTGGTCAGCCTCTACAACGAGAAGAAGGGGTACCGAGAAGACATCTGGGTCGACAAGAAGTTCACAGCAATCATCGAGAATCCGCTCTACGCGGTGATGAACGAACCCAGTTCGACTCTGCAGCGTCTGATCCGGAAGTTGAACCTCCTCGACGCGATCGATGAGCAGTCTGGATCGGGGAAGTTGGACATCATCATCCAGCTGCCCTACATCATCAAGTCCGACACCAAGCGGCAGCAGGCCGACCAGCGTCGTCAAGACCTGGAAGCCCAGTTGCAAGGTAGTAAGTACGGTGTCGCCTACATCGACGGCACCGAGAAGGTCATCCAGCTCAACCGACCTGCCGAGAACAACCTGCTGAAGCAGATCGAGTTCCTCACCGAGATGCTCTACAGTCAGCTGGGTCTCACCACCGAGGTCATGAACGGCACGGCCGACGAGAAGACGATGCTCAACTACCTCTTCCGGACGATCGAGCCAATCGTGCAGGCCTTCACCGAGGCCATGATCCGTGCGTTCCTTACCCGGACGGCCCGTACCCAAGGCCAGTCTTTCTTGTACTTCCGTGACCCGTTCAAGCTCGTACCTATCAGCCAGGTAGCCGAGATCGTGGACGTGTTCATCCGGAACCAGGTGGCTACGGCCAACGACATGCGGCAGGCCATCGGCTGGAAGCCGTCCAACGATCCAAAGGCCGACGAGTTGAACAATCCGAACATGCCGGCCGAACCACCACAAGCTCCGTCGGAGCCGACTCAATCGACAACAACGAATTAGGAGGGAGACAGTCAAAATGGCAGTTGACAACGCCGATTTCAGCGGCTATGCCACGAAGGCTGGGCTCAAGTGCTCCGACGGCCGAACCATCACTCCTCAGGCCTTCCAGCACATGGACGGCAAGAGGGTCCCGCTGGTCTGGCAGCACGGACACGGAGATCCGAACAACGTTCTCGGCCACGCGATCCTGAAGGCGCTCAAGGACGGCGTCTACGCCTACGGGTTCTTCAACACCACCCCGTGGGGCAACCAGGCGAAGGCTCTGGTCGCTCACGGCGACATCGAGTCCCTGTCCATCTGGGCGAACCAGCTGGTGCAGAAGCAGAGCAACGTACTGCACGGCCAGATCAAGGAGGTCAGTCTGGTTCTCTCGGGTGCCAACCCCGGGGCGAAGATCGAGAACGTGTCGATCCGCCACGGCGAAGGCGACTTCGAGGAGCTGGAGGACGAGGTCCAGATCTGGTCCGGCGAAGCGATCAAGCACGAACTCGTTGTCGAGGACCCCACCGATGACGACGATGAGTCCGACGATGACGACGATGACGAGGACGATGAGTCCGACGAGAGCGTCGAGCACGCGGATGGCGACACCGTTCAGAGCGTCTACGACGCGATGACGCCGGATCAGAAGAACGTCGTTCACTTCCTGGTCGGCGCCGCCGTCGACGCCTGGAAGAGCGGCAGCATGGCTCA